GTTAAGTTCGTTCTTATTCCTTACCAGTTTAATAACATCATTCTTTAGGTTATACACAAAGTACATGTCAGATGATGTCATGTTGACAGATGGATTATCTGACGTATAGATGACCTTATCACCTGTAAAATACTTATTTGTAGGAACATTGAAAGTATTGGCAATTGTATTGATACCGGTTGCATCTACTACATCAGGATCAAATACAATTCTTCTATTAAAATCATCATAATGGACTTTAATAGTTGTAGTGGTGGTTGGATTAACATCAATCGTAATTCTATCACCACGATTAATTCCATGTGTCTGTGCGGTGGCCACAGTAACAACATTCTGGGACACTCTACCTTTCAATACAGTGGGAATGTTAGTATTGAAACTATGGTAACTACCAACACCTGTTACATTACTGAAGTACAACAATCCACCGGCATTTGAATCAATACCAACGAATACACCATTTGAATTAACACCAACTCTCTGTGTCGCAATTCCGATTATATTATCTGATAGTGGTACAGCAAATACATTTCTGGTTTCAGTAAGATTATATTTTGGTGTATTTTCTACCCCACTCCAAACTTCAATTGAGGTTCCACTATTGGGGAAATACTTCATTGGAGTATTGAGCTCCAACTTATGATTGGGGATGAATATCTGTTGTTGACCCAGATTCAACATCGTCACTCCAACACCAGGATTAGAGAATGTGACTGTAGTAATACCAGAGAACATTACCACATCGGCTGTACCGACACCTACAGACTCATCAGGTTTAAAGTAGAATTGTCTATTAGTTTTAAACAATCTGTTAGTGGTAATACCGGTAGATGTAAATCTAATTTTTCTAGGATCATCTCTTACTACAATACCTGCAGAGTGTGCTACACCAAGAGTTCCATCAACTCCTCTAAGAACTCTAATTCTTCCAGAATCCTTATCAATATTAAGAACCTGTAGTTTTTCACTCTCAATTCTGAGAATATCATTGGTTCTGATAACTTGTTCGTCAAGAGAACCAGAAACATAGATGTATGTTTGAATACCTGTAACTTGTCCTGTTGGAATACCAACGGAAACATACCACCTCTCACTTGACACTCCAATGGTGTATGCTCCATCAAATCCCTTATAGTATTCTGAGAGATTATCAATAAAGACAGTATCTCTAGGAAGGAAGTTGTGAGGTGCTGATGTTAATCCAATAAAGTTATTGGGATTATTACCACTACCAAATTCTACATTTTCAATAAAGGTAGTTGCAAGAGAAACATTGTTTACTGTCTTTCCTTTAATTTCAGAGACTTTATATCTTACATTTCTTCCAAATGTTCCTTCTGAATTAAATACAACTCTATCATTTACGGCATAATCCGTTCCCGGATCAAGAACTTCCACAGAATCAACAGAACCAGTTGTTGTTGCGGTAACATCGATTGATTGGTTTCTCTCCAAATCAGAGTTATAAATGTAATCGTAACCAGCATCCCCACCAGTGGTGTAATAGAACTTAGTATTTCTAAACCATGAATCAGCAACTATGTCATACTCTGTTTGATTAGAGAAGGATTTAAAGTTGAATGGATTTGGAACAGAATGATATTCATTACCAATTACATAAGGGAATACTGGTCTTCTGAATTTGTTGAATGGGCCTGATGCATCGATATTATCAGATATAGTACAGAAATATGCATAAACTCCATTAGGGAAGTCAGGTGTGACACAGAATCTACCATTTGATTCATCGAGGTCACCATCACCAGCAAAAATATAATCATTGACAAAGAATCCATTGGGGAATGTAGTGTAATCTGGTCTGTTAGTGGCAGTTGTGACTAGTTTATAGCCACTTACCATTCTACGAATACCACCACTTCCATCAATACTACCGAATCCATATGGTCCGTAAATTGGGTTTCCATCATAAGCCCAACCTAAGATTGGTGAGTGGAATGAATTATCAATTTCTTCATCATTAGTGTTTAAAGTAATATCAAAGAATCCATATTTGACATTATTCTTTCCAAAACCACTTAAAGTATTAGAATTTCTTCTAAGTGGGCGTTGAGCATACAGAGAACTGAATTGAAGAGATTTACCATCAATGTTTTCCGTGATCAGACAATCATCCTCAAGAATATTTGCAAATTTTCTCTCAAATAGATTGACATTCCATGATTTGATATTTGCAATTGCTCTTGCATTTCTACCTGCAGGTATAATATTGATCGTTACTTTACCTGATTCGTATCCAGCACCACCCTTTCTTACGATGATGTTTGAAATTTGGTTATTTTCAACTTGTGCAATCAGAACTGCAAATTTACCGGTCTCACTTATTACCTCAAGTGTAGGTGGTGCATTAAAATCAGTTCCTCCCTGATTTACGATGACCTCAGAAATTTGACCATTATTGATGATGGGTGTCAATACGGCATCTTTACCAGAATTGAATGTAATTTCAGGCTGTCTCTGGAAATCAAGAATTTCAGAGGATCCATAACCAACTCCACCATTAGTAAGATCGATTGACTCAATACTACCTCTGAAAATAGGTTGAACTTCTGCTCCGTAAAGTAAAATATTGCCAATGAATGGATC